GTAGGGGAGAAGAAGTGATGTTTGCAATACTGCAAATTGCTGCAGGATCTGCAGTTGCAATTGTGGTAATATCTCTTTATATTCAAATTCTATTCAGGTAGAATTAATATTAAAAGAGGGGTTGACCCTCTTTTTTTATAGGTATAAATTTTTGTTGCGAGAATGTAATTATCTGAACATAATTACCTAGATAGTGATAGAATATATGAGGTGATACAAATGAGCGAAAACTCCTTTATTATGATGTTCTTTGTGCATGGAGGTTATTATGCACAACTTAATTTCTTTTAATCAATTGGCTGCTTGGAACAATTTAGAAAAAACTGTAAACGAATTTATTGATAAGCATGAGGTAATGAACGATTATTTTGATTGTTTAGTTGAGTGTGATGAAAATGAACAAACGTGTAAAAGGGTCTGTAGAAGTATGTTGAGTCGTTTGTGATTTGTAGGGAGGGTTGATCCCCTCCCTTTTTTATGTTAAACTGATACGAGTCAACAAAATTTTATGGATAGAGAAAAACTAAAATTGATTATTGGTAATCTTGAATTACTTGTTGATTCTCTTAAATCTGAAATCTATTCAGACGTAGATTCTTATAAAAACAATCTTGAATATGAACAAGTAGCTTCATATTTTCACGATTATGATGAAGTATTTGAAGACAGCGATCTAAACGAAGAAGAGGAATTTAAATGAAACCAACTGTAAAGTTAATCGCAATTACTCGTGGTGCGGGAGAACTTATTAATAAAAATGCACAGGAAGTTATTTCTTATATTGCTCGGGTGAGTAATCCAAATAACCAACTTAACTTTGATACTGCTGCAGGTCTTCTGCGATATTGCATCAAGCATGATCACTGGTCTATTTTTGAACAGGCATACATGACTCTGGAGATCAATACAACTCGTGGTATCGCAGCTCAGATTTTGCGTCACCGTTCGTTTACATTTCAGGAATTTTCGCAGCGTTATGCTGATACAAATCTACTATCTGATAAACCAGAGATTCCAGATCTTCGTAGACAAGATACTAAGAATCGCCAAAACTCGATTGATGATTTTGGTGATTATGTAAAACTGGGAATGCAAGGTGAAATCGCAAAGTATTTTGAGCATGGTCAGAATCTTTACAACTCTCTCCTAGAGAAGGGAGTGGCGAAGGAGTGCGCTCGTTTCGTTCTACCCCTAGCAACCCCCACTCGCATCTACATGACGGGTTCCTGCCGCTCCTGGGCGCATTACATCGGTCTTCGCTCGGGGCATGGAACTCAGAAAGAACATATGGATATTGCGGAAGCAGCAAAGTGCATTTTCTGCTGCGAATTCCCAAGTGTTGCAGAAGCACTTGATTGGAAACGTGGTGAAGATTGTCCAGAATGTGTAGATGCACCATCTATTACCATTGAATAAATACCCATATACAAAATGGAGGATTAACATTGCCGACATACCCTGTTGTTAATAAAGTTTCTGGTGAACAAAAAGAAGTGAAGATGAGTGTTCACGATTGGGACCAGTGGAAAAAAGATAATCCTGATTGGGATAGAGATTGGTCTGACCCATCTACTTGCCCCGCCTCTGGAGAAATTGGGGAAGTATACGATAAGTTGAAAAAGTCTCACCCTGGTTGGAATGATGTTCTTTACAAGGCATCAAAAGCACCAGGATCAAAAGTTAAACCAGTTTAATTTATATGGCTAGAAGAAGAAAGACCGACCAACCAATCGGTGTTGGTATGACTGCTAAGCAGATGAAGAGAAAAAAACCGATCAGTCAAGATCTACTCTTAGATATTGATCCTCTCACAGATAATCAAAAACGCCTTTTTGATTCTTATGCATCTGGAAAACATTTAGTCGCTTATGGTGCAGCAGGAACAGGTAAAACGTTTATCACTTTTTATAACGCTCTTCAAGATGTTTTGGATGAACGTTCTCCATACGAAAGAATCTATCTTGTTCGTTCACTAGTAGCTACGAGAGAAATTGGATTTCTCCCTGGAGACCATGAGGATAAATCTTCACTGTATCAAATTCCATATAAGAATATGGTGAAGTATATGTTCCAAATGCCTGACGATGCTTCCTTTGAAATGCTTTATGGTAACCTTAAAGCACAAGAAACAATCAAGTTTTGGAGCACTTCATTTCTTCGTGGAACAACTCTCGATAATTCAATTATCATCGTTGATGAATTTCAAAACTTGAATTTTCATGAACTTGATAGTATAATTACAAGAGTTGGTGAGAACTCAAGAATTTGTTTCTGTGGTGATGCTAGTCAGTCTGATCTTACAAAAACAAATGAAAGAAATGGAATCGTAGATTTCATGTCTATCTTGCAGGCAATGCCCTCTTTTGATATTATTGAATTCGGTGTGGAAGATATTGTCCGCTCTGGATTAGTGAAAGAATATATTATTGCAAAAATGGAACTCAATCTGTAATGTTTAATCACGTTGATATTCAACTTCCAAAGTTAAATCGAAAGACTGTAGATGGTATTAGAATTTATGAGGTTCCTGATGAAAAGGAACCTCTGAATTTAGTTTCTATTACCTCCGTTACCAGTCATAAAAATCGCCAGTTCTTTGCGAACTGGCGTAAAAAAATTGGAGAGGAAGAAGCAGATAAGATTACCAGACAGGCTACCAGTCGTGGAACTGATATGCATCTTCTAGTTGAACATCATCTTAAAAATGAGAAACTACCAGAAGTTCAACCTCTTTCTGATCTTTTATTTAAAATTTCTAAACCAAAATTAAATAATATAAATAATATCTATGCACTTGAAGGTTCTTTATACAGTAAAAAACTGGGAGTTGCTGGAACTGTAGATTGTATAGCAGAATATATTGGCGACAGTGGAGTTCCTGAACTTGCTGTTATCGATTTTAAAACCTCTAAAAAACCAAAACCAAAAGAGTGGATTGAACATTATTTTGTTCAAGCAGTAGCATATGCATGTATGTTTTATGAACTCACTGGAATCCCAGTAAAAAAACTTGTTATTTTAATGTCTTGTGAAAATGGAGAATGTGTAGTTTATGAAGAATACGATAAAGCAAAATACATTAGGTTACTCACGGAGTATATTAGAGAATTTGTTCAACATAGACTGCAAGGATATGGAGACTGATTTAGAGTTAGAAAAGGCATTGGAAAGTAAATTCTTATGCCCATCAAAGTTTTCTCAAGAAATAGAAATGATAGTCAAGCGTAATTCTGATATGAATTACATTGACGCTATTGTTCATTTTTGTGAAATGAATAATATTGATCTTGAATCTGTTCCTAAATTAATTTCTAAACCATTAAAGGAGAAATTAAAGTATGATGCTATGGAACTTAATTTCTTGAAGAGAACTTCCCGCGCCAAATTAGTTTTTTAAATGATGCCTTTTGAATGTTATAAAACTTATCTTGCATTAAAAAATCATTTCACAAAAGACAACTACGACTACCATAAGTATTGTGGTAAGACAAGAGCAAGTTTAGAATCCTTCTATAAACGGAAGGATAGGTTTTGGTTTGAAAAAATTTCTAGACAAAAGGACGATAAAGAAGTAGAAAATTTTTTCGTTGCTAACTTTGTTTCATGCGATGATCCTCAATCTTTATGGATTGGGGAAATGATTAGAGATGGTGAAGGTAGATATAAACAATGGATGCGTAGAATTCAATCATTGTCCTATACTTTTAAAGAAGAGGTTGAAGGTAGTTTAAGTAAAAATAATTTTGATCAGGTATTTAAAATTGAAGGACATAGACATCCTCAAATTTTAAAAGAGCATTTACAGGGAAAGATTTCCTTAGAGACTATGCTTATCCTAGATAGAATTCTAGGATACACCAGCGAGTTTGATAAAAAATTAGACGATCCTATCTGGAAGTTTGTCTCATTGAAACTCAAAAAGTACTCACCGTTCCTAAATATTGATGTATTTCGGTACAAAAAAATACTTAAGGAGTGTGTATTATGAGTTTTTTTGAGTCTGAAGTTGTTCGATCAGAAATGGCAGAGATCGCAGAACTTCAAGAAGATGTTTACCAAAGCATCTTCAAATTTCCTTCAATGGGAAGACAAGAACGTTTAGAGCATGTAGAACTCTTAGAAAAACTTTTAGAAAAGCAAAAAGTTTTATACACTCGTTTAAGTTTATCAGATGATCCAGAAGCAGTTGAGATGAAGAATAAGATTATTCATTCAGCTCAAATGATGGGTTTGCCCGCCAACATGGATATGAATATCATTTTCAATAATATGACTCGTGTGATTGATGCTATGAAGCAGTCTATTGACCGTGCCTGACGGACGTGCTATACTGTTCAAGTACCGAATACACAAAAGCCGAATCTAATTAATCCGAGGTAATCTAATGTCTTTTTCAGATCTTAAAAAACAATCCACTATCGGTTCTCTCACTCAGAAACTGGTGAAAGAAGTGGAGAAGATGAGCACTGCATCTTCAAATACCGATGACCGTCTTTGGAAACCAGAAGTAGATAAGACTGGTAATGGTTTCGCAATCATTCGCTTCCTTCCTGCTCCTGAGGGAGAAGATATTCCATGGGTCAAAATGTATAGTCATGGATTCCAAGGTCCTGGCGGTTGGTACATCGAAAATTCTCTGACTACTCTGGGTCAGAAAGATCCCGTTTCCGAGTACAATCGTGAACTTTGGAACAGCGGTAACGACAAGGATAAAGAAACTGTCCGTAAGCAAAAGCGTAAACTTTCATATTACTCCAACATTTATGTTGTGAAGGATCCCACTAACCCTGCTAATGAGGGAAAAGTCTTCCTCTTCAAGTATGGAAAAAAGATCTTTGATAAGATCATGGCTGCTATGCAACCTGAATTTGAAGATGAAACTCCCATCAATCCCTTTGATTTCTGGAAGGGTGCGAACTTTAAACTGAAGATTCGTAAGGTTGATGGTTACTGGAACTACGATAAGTCCGAGTTTGATTCTCCTGCATCTCTTCTTGATGATGACGATGCAATGGAAGCACTTTGGAAGAAGCAGTATTCTCTGACTGCTCTGACTGCTGCAGACCAGTTCAAGTCTTATGAAGATCTTGATAAGCGTCTTAAGTATGTCCTTGGTCAGAAGGGATCTGCTAAGAGTCAAGTTATTGACGAAGATGATGAGTACGAATCCTATACTCAAACTCCTTCTAAGGAAGACAGGGTTATGCAAGAACTTGAGGAATCTTACAAGCGTAGTAAGTCAGCACCTCCTGTTCCAGAAGACCTTCGTACTGAACTCAATAATCTTTCTTCCTCTTCATCTTCGGATGATGATGAAGATGATACTCTCAGTTACTTCCAAAAACTTGCAGAGAGTTAACCAAATAGTCTAATATTATCTGCTTTCTTTAAGGTTTCGGACACATACTGTTCGGAACCTTCTTTATATGGCATGATTTCATCCATATCATTGAACACGACATTCACATAACTAGGTTTTAATACAAAAATATTTCTTCTATCATCTTGTTCTTTCACTTCCATTTCATAATAAGTAACAGGATCTGTTACATTAGAAACGGCAATATTTTGATTTAATCCTGGAT